CTATTTGGTGGGTTTCGCCAGGGCTCCAACTCGGCGATACACCCGCTCTGTGATATCGCCCTTGGTATGGCCGAGCAGCAGACTGGCGTGGTCAACGTCGGTGATTTCCGAGGCTGCTTTCGGGCGAATGTCGCGGAACTGGAATTGGCTGATACGGCCGGCCAGCACCTGGTCGCCAGCGGCAACGGCTTCCTTCACAGCTTCTTCCCGAGCATCGTCCCATCGATGGCGCAACATCGGTGCCGTGACACGTTTGCCGTTATCAGTGAGCAGTAGATATGGTGAGCAATGCGGAGCATTGCGCTCCAGGATCTTTCTTATCAGCGCGCCCAAGCTGCTCTCCACTCCGTCCACCTCAAGCATGATTCGCAGCTTCTTTTGGGTCTTCTTCTGCTTTACGCCGAGGGCTTTTTCCTCGATGTCGTCCCTCCTCATCACCAGTACGTCCGCCGGACGCTGGCCCGTCAAATACGCCAAGTCCATGGCATCCTTCAGTTCGCCCACCGCTTTTGCGTAAACCGCGTTCCAGATCGCGTCGTTAGCGTAGAAGTCCCGTGGCACCTCCTTGTTCTTGCGCACGCCCTGGCACGGATTCTCGTTGGTTGTTAGCCCCCATTCCCGGGCTATGTTGAAGATGTGCGATAGGGTGGCGATCTCGCGATTCGCCCTTACTGGGGCGGTCCTGGCATCGCGATACTTCGCCACATGCGCAGGGGTGATGCCGTCGATTGGGGCCTTCTCGAAGTAGTTTCGCAACTGGCGTATCTCGGCCAGGTTGTCCTTCTGTGTGCGCGGCGCCTTCTTCGGGATGATGTCGCGCTCGTAGCGGTCGAAGATGGCACCCATGGTGACCAGGTCTTTGGGTTTCTCCTTCGCCTCTAGCTCTGCCCACTTCAGCCGGGCCAGGCTCAGGTCGGTGCCCAACGTTACCTCTTTGCCCGACTTGGTCCGGTAGTAGTAGCTAATCCATTCCTTGTCGGGATTTTTCTTGCTCTTACTGGTCCGCTTTCGTCGGTACACACCCGGGGGCAAGTCCCTGTTTTCGGTCTTCCTAGGACGCATTTCACCTCACCTTCGAAATGTCAGGTGTCCACGCAGGGACTACAGGTGGTGGTGACGCCGTTGGCATCACTCCAAGGGTCACGCCCAGCTTCATGCGGACGTAATGGCGGCCAACCAGTGGGCGCCCGCTTCGGGTTTCAACGAATACCCAACCACGTTCCTCTAGCCAGCGGCGCTGATATCCCCTGGCCTTATAGCCAGTCAGTTCGGCTAGCTCTTCGTCCGAAAGAATCTCGGTTTGCATGTGATGGTCTCCACGCCGCTGGTCGCGGCAGGTGTGATTAAATGGGGCCTCAATCAGGAGGATCGATATGGGCAAGACAGCCAGTAAACCGTTCTACTTCGCAGGTGCACCGCTCGTTGCGATTGGTGCCGCCTTTGCCGCTGTAGGTGCGTCGGGGCAGGAAGCCTTCGGCTACACAGCCGTTGGGCTACTGGTGCCTGGCTTGTTGTTGCTCGGTGCGGGCTATAGGTCGAGTCGCCAGCGGGCTTAGTGGGGATCAGCCTTTTCCTACAGGCCCTGCCCAGCGAGTTCGTCATGATTCGTTTGGTCGCTCAGTTAGTCGTCTTGGGTGCAAGACCGACGTAAACCTGGCTGGGCGGCTCTACCTAAGTCGTGCGCTTGCCGGGTGGCCAGGATGCGTATTCTCCCGGTGGCAGCTCGTCGGTCACGTCATGGCTGGCCCACTAAAGAAACCTGCCGATCGGCATGCGCGGATAGTGCCGCCCAGGTGCCACCGATGGTCCGTCGTACTGGACCTCATCCACGCCGACATAGATTACGGTTCGATCATTGACGAGACCGCAGCTGCGCACGCACGCGGGCTTCTTGCCGCGATAAGTGCGGCCACGCTGCAGTTTGGGTCTTTCAGGCATGACGACTCCTTGGTTGGCCGCTGTGTCGCGGCAGTGGATAGAGGGGAGAGTGGTTACAGCAGCGGTGTTTCGGGGTACTTTTCCGTTTTTCTGGAGAGCGCAGCGTGATAGTTCATGGAATCGAATACAGCTTCTGCAGAGCCTCAAGTGTCACCCCAGGCCACGATGGGCTGGGCCTTGAGTGCGCTCGCGGCGATCAGATCATTTTCGAGATTTTCCGAAACGATGAGACGCTCAAGTTTGAGGTGACGCTGTTTGAACGGGACGTCCCTTTGGAGCTGCTCGAATATGCCGTGCCTGCCGCTCGCGAGCTGTTAGGTGACTTCATCCCCTACATCCCAGAGTGATCGGTATTGCTGGGTCGGTTTTCTATGGGCATGGGGGTGCTGTGTTGATTGTGAATTGGGTATTATGCGGACCTCAAAGCAAATACTTGTAAAGGAGGGAAGGTAGTGAAGGGAAATCATGTGGGGCGGGATTCGATCCAAAGCTATATTAATAGCTTTAGGAAGTATCTTTCTGTCTATATAAAACCTAGTTTAGGCGTGAAGTGTGAGGTTCGGACTGCTCGTGATGGTGGTGCTGTAATTGTTTTCGAGTTTGGGAATCATGAAGGCAATCAAGACACCTACAAAATGCAATCTTCAAGCGTAAATAAGGCCCTGTCTCGGGTGCGTCAGAATTCATTTGGGGGGAATCTTGACGGGTTCAGCTTCAAAGGTACCAATATAATCATGGAGGAAAGCGGAATAGTTATAATTAAGGACGGTAACCCCAAGGAGTGGACAGAGGAGGCAGCCAAGGCTGACGTTGAAAAAATTGTTCCTCGTCAGTTCAGGGGCTGAAAAATGAAGCTAGGGCAAGCAGAAGGTACTGCTGAAGAAATTAAAGGTTTCCTAGAAAACCACGGTATGGATCCGAAAGATTTTTTCGAAAAACCAGCGAAGCCGATGAGCAATGCTTGGTATGTTCTTCCTGGGCTTGTGGTTTTCTTTACAATGGCAACACTTGCATTTTGCACATGGATCTCTCCGGCTGGAAAGAACTTCCTTTTCCTTATCGGGGTAATGGGGTTTCTTTGGGGGGGAGTACTTACTCATAGTCAACACAAAAGCTTATGGTTGGCTGGTGGCGTTGTGATAGTTGGAGTGCTGGTAATGCTTACTTCAATGGGGGCAATGGCTCCAGCCCAGATGCTTGATTGGGCAGGCAAAGCTGTAGAAGCAAGCACCAAAAAAGAGGGTAAGTAGCCGAGTGGTTGGCACTTGAAAGTGAGACTGAGGGCTACGCTGCAAGCCTGAGGTAGTGGAAGGCGCTGGCGGGCAGCGTAGTATGCAGCTCACTGAAGCGAGCAGTAAGGCGATCAGGCAAGGCAAAAACAGGCGAGAAACGGTCGGAGTCGCGCTCGACTTTGTTGGTTTCAAGTAAACATTCGGGCCTGTTCTTTACGTAGCATGATCGTCCCGCAGGCACTTTCCGCACAAAGTTTAAGTATATGCCTACAATTCGTTAAAGGCACTGTGGTGGCCCAAGCCTCCAGTGACCTAATTAGAGGGTGGTAGTTTGATCTGCGTAGGATTTGAGCGAGAGTGTCTTTCCTGAGTGGGTTTAGATCCTAGGGCGCGGGCAAGCCACAGAGTTTTTTGAGCTATTAGGGGGTTGCGGTGACTGATGTAAGTGCTGAGGTTTATGTAAGGCGTAAGGAAAGAGAGCGGGCAGTTAAACTTGCTAGCTTTGTTGCAGCTGTAAGTGGGGTGATTGTTTCGATTATAGTGGTTTTTGCCGGTGTGGGAGGTTGGTCTGATACTAAAAACAGATCGCTTGAAGAAGTTGGCGCCTCTCTCAGTAGGCAGTATGCCTCAACTAGTGAGTTGGAAAGCTTAAAGAAGCAAGTTCATGAGCTTGGGCGGTCTGTTGAGTCTGTCTATAAGGCTGGTCAAGATGAGAAGCAACAAGTCGATATGACTTCAGTTGAGCTAAAGATCTCTGCGCTCTCAGCCCGTCTGGATCTCTTGGAAAACGCTATATCAAAAGATCCAGTGAAGGCATTGTCTCTTCCTTTGCTTAGAAGGGACTATGAAAATCTGTCCAAGATCCTAATCCAAGATAGGGTAAGCCATAAGGAGGAATTGAATAGAGTGTGGCAGTTTATTTTTATGGTTCTCGGCGGTCTTGGCTCTGTCGGTTTCGCTATATCGGTTTGGTGGTTGAAATCTACAGGTAAGAAAGAAGAAAAAGCGCAAAGAGAATCGGTGTAGCTGGTAATGTTTACTCTTGATGCAGGCTTTCAAATTGCAGGCGGCTAGACTCTCAGCGCTTTTACGTCTGCGAGCACAAAAAGCTTCCGTATGAAGACGGGCGTATTGGCGTGTGCATGAGGTGCACCATCCGTCTAGGCCAGCGACCAGGTCGAGCTTCGTGATTCAAGTCGTGCTGTACGGTTTGGGTTACATTTCGATTTTACAATATGTAGGCCGACCTCATCATGGGTGCTTAGACACATAGCATTATGCGTGGAAGAGGGTGAGGCAATCCGGGCGCACCCAGTAGGGGCGGGTTCTATGCTCACAGCCGGGCGACGTTATCGTTCAGTAGGCGAAGGCGCTGGCGGACAGCGCCAGAGGCGTCATCCGACAGCTCCTCAAATGTAATAGGATTGATCCTAGCCCCAGAAGGATAAAATTTTCGGCTATGAGTACGTTCTCGCTGCTAAGTTTTTGGCTGGGAGAACCGGACGCAATCACTAAATCCGTCAAGTTCCTGGGATTTTGTATTTACCCCGAAAGCCTGGAGGAACTTCTTCGCAAAAACATCCTTCGGCCCCTCAGCGCCTTCGCCCTTGTTTAGGTGTCGAGAAATAGAGCTAACAAAGAGGTCTGCAATCTGCATGAGCGGTGATCGCTCAGAGTTCTCGGCTGCGACAACGTCTACATAAAGACGATCGTTGAAAACAGACTTGGCGGCATTTTTCAGTTGCAGCTCTATTTCCATGATTGACAGCTTGTCCTTGGATTCTTCCTCGGAGTCTTTGCGGAACTGTAAATTTCTTGGGAGTACGGCTCGGCCTGAGTGATCTTCCTCTTTAATGCCCTGGATGACCATGTGATAGAAAAGCTTATCGAGCGTGGCATCAAGGTTTGTCAGTCCGCTCCTAAGAACCCCAATGCCCTTGAATGAGAGGGAGGAAGAGTTTTCAATTATGGAGTTCAGGAGCTCGCAGTAAGCATCTAGGTTGCCCTTATTAATGTCCTTGAAGTGCATTTCCCCTTTGAAGCCAATAGACTGCTTTCTCTGGTTTATTGCATTCGTGATCTTAATCGTCTCGTAACTGCGCAGTACCCATACGCTACCTACCATTAGGTATTTGCTAGTTTTGCCGCTTTCATCAGCATAAACGCAATAGATTGGGAAGGTGGGCCGCTCCTCAAGGGCTCGCTGCTTTTCCTCCTCCTCTAATTTGCCTCTGCGTTTTCGGATTTCAGGGGATGCAACGAACATCTTAAGATCGTTTTGTACTCGTGCCCGCGCCCGAGTGATGTTATTAAGGCGTTCCAGCTTTGGATAGTGCTCTTGTAATATATTGCCGCCGCTGTAGAGATCACCTTGGAAGGTTCTCCAATAATGCAGTTGGCACGCGATATCAGAGTCGCGGGCATTAGTGTAGTGATTCAGAATCCAAGCTACTCTATCCAGCAAGCGTTTTGGACTGTTGCCGGAGATTGCCGAGAGTACCCGCTGTTTTTCAGCCTCGAAGTCTTTTGATGCGCTGGGCTCTGCTTGATCTAATTCTTCAGTCTCGTCGGGAATAGCTGCGATTTCGTTCATTAGGAGTCCTTCCTGCAGCGTCACGTTGGCTATTGGCCAGCATTGACCAAGCGCTGCACGCCGTCAACTGCCTCTCTGAATTTCAGTCTCCTTTTATCCTCATTAACGGCCTGTTCAGTAGCCAGGGCTTGGGTAAGTCATGCGGTGGACAAGCTTGCGAATCTCCTAGATCCACTTCTGGCGTTGCTCAATTCGGAAATGCAAGAGCCCGGAGCGTTTCCTTCGGTTAGAGGCCTCGGTGCTAATGCCTCGGGACATAGCCATTGGTGTTCAGCTCTGCTCCTGCCCACCGTCGAGGAAGAAGCTTTCGATTGCCGCTTTGAGCTGCGCGAGCGCAACGGTGCGCTGATCGTGGGCTGTAGTACTATTCATTGAAGCCCTTCAATAGCTTGCGGCGCCGGCCTCCATCGCTTCTACAAACCGCATGGCGGCCCGACTGTAAGCGGCCTTGCACCACTTCCGTTGCGATCTCGATCACATTCCAAGCGGCGGAATGACTGAAGTCCTGATAGCGGAGGCTGCCTTTTCCCACCTTGGTGCGGGCTTCGTTGCGTACAATCCGGCTGCGCTCAAGCAGCGCCGCGGGCACGAGTATTTTCGCCTCGAACGCGGGATGGAGTATTGTCTGCATGCAGTAGTCCTCGAGGAGTGACTCAGGTGTGGCACTCGAAGACTTCTGTCTTGCGAATGATTCGAATCTGGGCAGTACGCCGCTCGGGCGCTCTCCGGTCGCGGCGCAGTGGATCGCCGTCATCGATGACCGCATGCATAGCGATCAGGCCGGCGAGGGCGATGCACAGCGGGCTGATGATCTGCCGGCGCATGGCTTCGGCCACGGCAGCTGCTCGACGCGCTACGCCGAGCTTGAACATGGCGTTCTCGATACGGTTGGCAACTGTGCCGGGGGTGATCTGCATCTGTTGGGCGATCTGCTTGGCGGTCATGCCTTGGGCGACGCCGAGCAGCGCCTCTAGCTCCCGTGGAGCCAGCCCTTTGCCAAGGTGGCCTGTCCATGTGCCGCAGGTGATCGTTTCCATGAGTTATCTCGGTAGAGCGCCTTCCAGGGCTTTGCGCAGCTCAAGAACCAGCGCGGTTGGCAGAGTGAGATGTCCGCTGTCTTCGTCGATGGAATCCAGCGTTGCAATCAAATTGCGTGAGGCGGTGTGCACGGCCATCAGCCTTGGCTTCGGGATCGTCGGACCTTTCATCGTGCCCGCCGTGACCTTCTTCTTTCCTTTGGCCTGAGCTTTTTCCAGCTCGGCGCCTAGCACCTTGCCGGCACCGTCTCCGTGCTCGCGGACAACCTGGGCAGCTGTAGTCGCTGATACATGCCCAGCTGCAACGAGGTTCTGCACGTCGGTGTTTGCATTGCCTACAGTGAGCACCTGCTCGACATGCTGTCGGGTCTTGCCGACTTTCTTGGCGATCTGCTCGGGCGTCCACCCGAAGGCTCGCAATCGCTTGTAGCCCTCGGCCAGCTCAAGAGGGGAAAGCTTTTCGTTTTCCTGGCTTGTGATGATCCGTGCGACTCGATCTGCATCGCTGCCTTCGAAGGCAGTGACCGCAATCCAAGCCTCTGGAGGCTGATTAGGATCTTTGCTTGGTGTGCGGGGCAGCCGCCCTGCGTTGTCGAGCTTGAGGAGTGAGCGCCGGCGCCGGTGGCCATCGACTACCCATACGCCACCTTCTGCGCGAGGTCGCACCTCAAGCGGTGGGATCTGGCCGCCCCCGGCGATGAACTCTGCAAGGGCTTCGATACTTGCTTCGAGCGCATCGCCCTCAGTGCGCAAGTTAAAACCGGGTTCCTCATGGAGGTCTTCCAGTTTCACCTTCATGGCGTCTGCGCGGCGCACATCGCCATCCTTGATCATTTGCTTGAATGACTTTGTCATTGCAATTCACTTCCGTTGGGGCTGCATTGGAGAGCCAGTCCCGCCTGTCTCCCTGAACATGTTGATGTAGGGTCGGGAAGGGCTCTCCGATGCAGCCTGGTGCTGGGGAAGACCAGGTGATCGGGCAGTTAACGTCAGGCTGACATAGTGCTAGCGATCTAAATGATTGCTGTCAGAGTCTTGCTGCCATCAGGATTGATCGTTGTCATTTGCATGACTGCGGCAACGCCTCCAAGGGAAGTAGTGCCATTGCGGATGGTGTTCGCAGATCTGCGAAAGCGTTCATCAAACTTCTCGTCACCATCTGGCAAGTGGGTGGTCACGGTAAGCTCGGTCGCATCTTCACCATTCGGCCCGCCGTCTCCGTGACCAATCGCAAAGCTAGCGATCATGGCGATGCCGTTATCCCTGGCGATCTGAATCACCTGCTGCATCAGCGGGCTGACCTGGCTGTCATAGATCTGTTCTTTGTTCATCGACACTGCTCCGGTTGATTTCCCGTCTGGCCCTCAAACTCGAAGGCCAGCCAGTGAAATCCTGTGTCCAGCCGCGGCACTCGCCCGCTGGAAAACTGCATTGGCGCTTTACGCTGCACGCCCAGGGCAGTTGCCACCCCTCTGAACAGTTGAGGCCTGTTCATCGCTGCCTTCGTTGCTGGCCGGTGTCGATCCGGCGATGAGGTAAAGTTACCTTTGGGTAACATATTTGGTCAATACCTGTAGGTAATCTTTTTTCGGGCGGGCGAAAAAAAGCCCGCGATGGCGGGCTTCGATTGGGGTGGGGTGGGCTATAGAAGCACTGAGTACCAGAACACTCGACCAATCACTAGGATCTGCTTGGAGACAAGCTCTTCCGCCGAATACTCCTCATCCGGGTGTTCGTCGCGGTTATAGCTACGTAGGCGTACCCCGCCACCAGGCAGACGGTATAGCGTTTTCACGCGCAATTGGCCGCCGTGATTTATGGCGTACATCTTGCCGTCTACGACTGCGGTTCTGCCTTGATCTACTCCTACGGTGCTTCCATCTGGAAGGACTGGCTCCATGCTGTTCCCGCTTACGGTCACACATACGGCATCGCTCGGCTGAACGCCTTGCCGGCGGAGGGTTAGCTTGCCGAAGCGAAGCTTACGACCGCTAGCCTGTTCCACTGCGGTGCGGCCCCTGCCTGCGGAAAGCTCTACTTCCTTGAGAAACGGCACATAGACCTCGTCGTCAGCCAGCGGCGTGTTGTCGTCCCAGACGTCAAAGGAGCCGACTACCTCGGCATTCGCCTGAATTTCTGTCACGCCTTTAGCAGATAGCCCAGGTTGATCCATCGCATAGCGAGGGAGGCCGAGGGTTTCCTCGATCTCGCGGGCAAGGTCTTCCCCGATCTTCTTTGCGCCTGCGCTATCAGGGCGTGCGAGGCACCGGGAAATGTAGTTCGCACTTTTCCCTAGGGCGTCAGCGATACGGGCCTGCTTGCCTTCGAAGCGCGAGTTCATGAGGAGCCGCAAATTGTCGCGGCGGGTATCTGAGATTTCCATTGAGCAATGATCTGAAAACGTTACCAAAAGGTAAATTCCCTGTAGGTATTGTTTAATCATTACCTGTCGGTAATAATTTGGCGGACCATGATGGAGGCCCGGACATGCGGACCAGAAATAACGGGCTGCTGGAGTGGCTCAAAACGGCGACTGATGACCAGATCGCCCAAACAGGAACGTCTCGGGCATACCTGAGGCTGGTTGCTTATGGACATAAGTCCGCTTCAGCAGAGATGGCTGCTAAGACCGAGCTAGCTAGTGCTGGAGCGGTGACTAGGCGACAGCTCCGCCCCAGTGACTGGCATGTGATTTGGCCTGAGCTGGTGGCCTGACAAGGGAATTTTGCGTTGTCGGGTCATGAGTCACTAGATGACCAACACACCTGCTGATTCATCCAGTACCCGAATCGCAGGCATAAAAAAAACCGGGTGGCAGCCCGGCTTCTTAAACAGCTTCAAACGGGGACAAGTATGCATCCTAATTTTGGTGCAGGCAACTCTGCGCCTGCAGCTCCACTTATCTCGAATCAACTACGTACTTGGGGGTTGATGTGAGCGTCCAAGCTATGGCGTGGGCGATGGAGCTACCTACATCCGTGCTCAAAGATGCGCCGGCGAGGCATGTGCTGCTTTGTCTCGCGAACTATGCCGGTGTTAGCGGTAGGGGCGCATTTCCGTCTGCCGCTACTCTCGCCGAACACACTGGACTGTCCGAGCGTACCGTACGCACCAAACTTGGCGAGCTGGCAAAAGCAGGCCTGATAGTGGAAGGCAACCAAGCCATTGCGGCCGCCCACATTGATCGACGTGACCGTCGTCCGGTTGTGTACGACCTTCAAATCAAACGGGGTGAAACTAGTGCACCTCGTTCCGAACGGGGTGCAGCTCAAGCCACGGGGTGCAGCTCACAGCAGAACGGGGTGCAGCTCACGACCGAACGGGGTGCAGGAGCTGCACCCAATCCGTCATTGAACCAATCTACTCTCTCTCAGCGCGAGCCGTTCGCAATGTCCCTTGACTGGGAACCGAATCCGGAACTGCTGAAAGCCTACGCCCGTCGGGCAGGTCTGACCCTGGATCAGTTCAACGCGGTTGCCATATCCGGCTTTGTGCTTCACCACGATGCCAAGGGCTTGGCCCAAACCGAAAAGCAGTGGCTGGCCGCTCTGGTCAGCTGGGTCAAATCCGATCTCGCCCGTGCTGCCCGCTTGCCTGTTGTTCGCACTGGCGGATCGCAGCGCTCCAGCTTTGATGACGATGACACATCGTGGATCGGGGAAGGGGGCGGCCAATGAATCAGGTTGCAACCGTGGCCCATGGCTTGTGGGCAAAGGTCCAGGCTGGCCAATACGTGCCCTCGGATTACTCGCTGCCTGCCGACGTGAAGGCCGAGCTCAATCGCAAAACTGCGGGGGTGATCAACGACCTGTTCCGTGATCTGCGCACGATCTGCAGCGCCTGGAAGCAGGCATGGCCGGATGAGGCGACGTACAAGGCGGCCAAACAGCAGTGGCTAACTGCATTTCTCGAGGCTGGCATCAACACCCCGGAGCAACTGCAGTTCGGTTTGATGCGCTGCCGGCAATCCGGCCGCGAGTTCATCCCGGCGCCCGGGAAGTTCATCGAGTGGTGCCAGCCTTCGCCGGAAATGCTGGGTCTTCCCCCGCTGGCTGCTGCCTTCCGTGAGGCGTGCCGTAACGCGCATCCCGCCATGGCAGGGAAGGGCAAGTGGACCCATGACGCGGTCTGGCACGCCGCCAAGGAAAGTGGTTTCGAGAACCTGAACAAGCTGGCTACCGATGTGAGCGCCAAGCTGTTCGAGCGCAACTACACGATTGCCGTTCGGCGCCTGGTCGCAGGTGAGCCGCTCCAGAGAATGCCGCTGGCTCTCCCTGCGGAGGTGCCAGGCCAGCGCACGCCAAAAGTGGGGAATGAAGCCCTGGCGGCGATCCGATCCAGGATGCTCGGCCGATGATCGAGCTTCCCGCACCTGACCTCACCGAATACCGATACGCGCTGTACTGCCGCTCCGACCTGTTCGGGCTCTCCAGTACCTCGCATCCACCCATTGCGCTCTATCGCGACGAAGCTTCGGCCGTCTCGCATGGCCAACTCATGTGGCCGAGCGCTTACACCGTCATTGACCTTCATGGAGAAGACAGCCCATGCGGCAATCGAAGCTGACCAAGGCCGCACGCGGCCGGGAGTGCCAAGTGCGCATTCCCGGGGTGTGCAACGGCAATCCAGAAACCACCGTGCTTGCGCATTACCGTATGGCGGGCACCTGCGGTGTGGGTTTTAAGCCTCACGACATGCAGGGCGCTTGGGCCTGCAGTTCCTGCCATGACGCCTGTGATGGCCGTAGCCGCGATGTCGACCGTGACACTGCTCGGCGGTACCACGCCGAGGGCGTGATGCGTACCCAGGCCTCTTTGATCAACGAGGGGGTGCTGACCGCATGAGTGCGACCCGGGAAGTGAAGTTCAGCGAGGCCGAAGTCCGCCGGCAGGCTGCCGACAAGGCCGTACGCGACCTGCGCGACCCTCGTCACCCTGGCCTGTACCTGCGGTTCTGGATTACTCGCGAGCGCGGCACCTGGCACCTGGTGCGCGGCAAGAAGTGGGTACCGGTCGCACGCTGGCCCGACTTGGGCGTTGCAGCGGTGATTGCCGAACTGCCCGCGCTGCGTCGGCGACTGCTGCGAGATCCGGCCACCGCGCCCGTGGCGTCCGGCATGGGTACCGTGGGCCAGCTGCTCGACTGGTACGGCGACCGGATGGCCCGCGATCGCTCGTTGTCGGCGAAGCGCAAGGCAGGTGCACGGTCTGCCATTGCTCAGCACCTGAAACCGCGACTGGCGGATCTGGCCCTGACGGACGTGAGTGCCGACTCTCTCGACAAACAACTGATGTGGCCGGCTCAGGCCGATGTGTCGCTCTCGTATCTGCGGCAGATGTTCGCCCTATTGCTGACCGCCTTCCGCCAGGCCCTCAAGCTCGGCCTGATCGATGGTAACCCCATGGCCGGGATGCGCTTTAACGACTTCACCAAGGCCAAGATCCTGCCGAAGGCGGCGCGCCTGCGTGACGTGCAACTGCCCGAGCTGATGCAGCAACTGGGCCAGGCCTTCGACTCGACCCCTGGTGACGCCATGCTGGCCCTGATGATGTTGGCCCACGGCACCCGAGTTGGCGAGACCCGCATGGCGCGGTGGGCTGATGTCTCGTTGGCGGCGGCCGAGTGGTTCATCCCTGCGGCGAACACCAAGACTCGCACCGAGCACCGCTTGCCTCTGACGGCCCAACTGCAAGCACTACTGACCCGGTACAGGGCGATTCAGCAGGCTCAGGGTTACCAGGGCGCCTACCTGTTCCCGAGTCGACGCGGGCTGCCGCTGAGCGAGACGCAGGCCAGTGCCGTCTTCACCCGGTTGGGGCAGGGCGCTTGGACCAGTCACGACCTGCGCAAGGTGTCCCGCAGCACTTGGACCGACCTCGGCATCGACGGCCACATCGGCGAGATGCTGCTGAACCACTCGCTGGGCAAGATCGCCAGCACCTACATCCACACCCAGGCGATGCAGCAGCGCCGGGCAGCCCTGGAGAAGTGGCACGCCTGGTTAGACGGCATTGGCTTCGGTGCCATTCACGGCCTTACAGAGGCCTTAACCGAGATTTCTCATAACGGCGCGCAGCCCGCTAATGGCGAGGCTTCTAGCGACCTTACCGAATTTGTTACTAGCGAGGATTCGAAATGACAGGGAGGCGCCATGGACCATCTCTCCGGCGAGAGCTCAAGTTCATCATCGAGTGCGCCACCTGCGGCGGAAGCGGACTCTTCATTGGTGTGTTCCATCAGATGGATTGTCCGCACTGCTTGGGGGCTGGATGGCTTTGCGGACACTCACTCAAGCCTCTTGCGGCGAGCGACATCGTTCCGGTGCTCAACAGTCGTCTCAGGGATGCTCTGGCCGAGATTGCAAAGGCCAGGCAACTGCTTGGTGCGGGCAGTTCGCAGGGGCCGGAGCGGCAGTATCACGAGAACAACCGCCGCGGCGCCGGCGGCACCAACTACACCGGGGATTGAGGGGAAGGACAATGAAAATTATCAGCGCTCGCCAAGCGTGGCACGATGCATTGCACGAAGATCGCCCATCGGCCCTGGCCGTTGCGGCAGAGGCCGCAGTTTTGGGCAAGAGGAGTGGGCCGGGAGACGTGAAGATCATGGTTATGCTGGAAAATCATGACGGAAAAGAGGTGGTCAAGGTCTACGACATTCGAAAGGAAGGCGTGCAAGAAACCCGCTCGGGCCGCCGCCTCACTGAAGCACGCTGCGCGCACATGCTTACAGCTGGCTTGATACTGGTGGCAATCGACTCGTTATCGAAGTCGCTCCGTCATCTGGGAAACTTCCTGTACTCGCCCATTGCCAACGGCAACGACCTCAGCGTTGCTCATGGTCTCGTATGGCTTGGCAGCGGCCTGGAATCGCTTACTGAACGCAAGAAGCAGCGTGCTTACTGGATGGCCATGGCCGCTCTGCAGTCGCACAAGATGTTTGTTGCCGGCGCTGAAGGCATGGGGCCTGGCGCTGTCTGCATGTTTGTCGAGGATCGCACTGGCGAAAAGATGAACCCGCAGAACTGGGCCAGGGACTGGCAAGGCATTTGGGATGCTCTTTGCTCCCATGTCGACAAGCTTGATAAGCAAGCCTTAAAGCCCGTCGCAGCGGTCGTTCAACGGTTCCGTGAGCGGGACGAAATGGCCGCTTGACGTTTTGAGGAGTGTTCTGGCATTATTTAGCCATCGTCATAATTTCGCCTATGGCGAAAAATTATACAGAAACCCGGCCGCCAAGCCGGGTTTTTTTGTCGCATTCGCTCGAGAGCATGCCTTGAAATCGCCATTTAAGCCCATACATTCAGTATGGGTGATAAGGAGGCTCAAGATGAGCGAAGTGTTGAAGCTGGGCGATGTAGTGCGCTACAAGCTGGACGGACGACTGATGACTGTCGTCGATGCTGGGCCGGTTCCTGTTGGCGGTGCGTTTGGGGTGACGGGGCGGATGGTTTCGCAGCAGACCCTGAGCGATGCCCATGTGGAGTGTAAGTGGTTTGACAAGGCTGACTTGCATTCGAAAGTTATCAAAAAGACTGATATCGAGTATGTGAGGTCTACTGATCTCTACGTCTCGCAGGAAGGCGATGCGGTTCAGTTGTCTTCCGGAGGGCCTCGTATGTTGGTTGATCGCTGCGGCCCCAAAGACTTCAGTGTGGTTGTCGGTTTCGGTGGCAGCATGAGCCGAACCCCGTCGAACATTCGTCATGATCTGGTTGGCTGCAAGTGGATTAATGGGAAAAAAGAGGTGCAACGCGAGTTCGAAATTGGCTCGTTGGTCCCTCTGTAGAAAATCTGCTGTAAACATAAGCCCTGGCAATTGCCGGGGCTTTTTTATTTGCGCTCCCTGCAACGGGAGGAATCGAGATGCCGAACATGCCTGAGAAGGATCCTGGCCTGTGGGCCGCTATGGTCGCGTGGTTGATTGCACATCAGCCGCAGCTGGCCACCGGCGGTATCGCCGCTGCCGTTGCCATGTGTCGTGTTGTCTACGGCGGCGGTCGTGGTCGTAAGGTGGTTCTTGAGGGCGCCATTTGCGGCCTCATCGCAATCAGCTTGCTGCCCGTTCTGGAGTACTTTGCCCTCCCTCCCAACCTGTCTGTCTTTGCGGGCTGTATGGTCGGTTTCATGGGGGTTGAGAAGCTCCGTGAGTACTCCGACCGATTCATGGGTAAGAAAGTGGAGGGCTGAGTATGCCGCCCAAGGCTAAACGTCCCTGTCGAGTGCCAATATGCTCCAGTAAAACCAGTGATCGCCATGGTTACTGTAGTGCGCATGCCTCGCTCGCAATCGGTTGGAACAACCCGCGCCGTGGCACTGCTGAGCAGCGTGGCTATGACTGGGCATGGCGCAAGCTTGCCAAGGCAGTACTCAAACGAGATCGCTATCTGTGCCAGTGCCATGACTGCAATGGTCGCCGACTGCCGGCAACAGAGGTTGACCATCGCATACCGAAGTTTGAAGGGGGAACGAATGACCCATCCAACCTGTTTGCCATCAATGAAAACTGCCACAAGTTCAAAACGGCGGCAGAGTCGGCACGGGCGCGGTCAGGCCGTCCGCCTGGCGCGTGAGGCAATGCGTTTGCGCGAAAGAGCGATCAAGCGCAGCCGAAGTACCGAGCTGATCTGCCATGGTGACTGGCACCTGGATCGAGCGCTGTACTGCTGGAAAAACATTCATAAGCTTGGAATTCCAGAGCTGATTTCGCGTGTTCTACATGAGCTAGTGGCAGCAATTGACGCATACATGCATGCCGCTGACGGAGTGCCAGAGCGTCCGTTCATGCATCTGGCTGCCTTAATCGATGGCGAGAATCTGCGGACAAAATTAGCGAAAAGTGGTCGAAATTTGGCCAAGTAAGGGGGCGGGGCAAAATCTCTACAGCTTTCGTCTCTCTCCACCGATCGCCCAGCCTTTTTCACACACCCGCGAAATTAAAAAAAATCGCATTCCAGAAAATCGGGAGGCCTGAACGATGGGGCGACCCGCGAAACCTACCGCCCTCAAGCTGCTGCAGGGCAACCCCGGCAAGCGAAAACTCAAGAAGGACGGCCCCGCGCCGGCGCCGCTGGCGGAAATACCAGACGCCCCGGAGTGGCTGGGGGAATGGGCCGTTGAAATGTGGGGAACCATCGCCCCTTGGTTGACCCAGACCGGGATCATGACCCGCACCGATACCCACAACCTGGCGGTCTTCTGCGCCGCGTACGAGCGGTGGCGGCTGGCCGAGGAAGAAGTGGCCAGCAAGGGCATCACCGTCGTGGACGCCAAGGGCGTGCTCAAGAAGAACCCCGCCTGCACTGTGATCAACGAGGCGCTACGCCAAGTGGCCAGCTTCGGGGCAGCCCTCGGGCTGGACCCGGCCAGTCGTGCGCGCCTGATGGGCAGTGGCGGGCCGGAGAAACCAGAAAACCCGTTCATCGTGCTCAAAGGAGGGCGGGCCTCGAAGTGAGTTAGGACATGGCCAGCTACCCGAACGTAAACGCGGCGAACAAGTACGCCCGCGACGTGGTGGCCGGCAAGATCCCGGCATGCAAGTACGTGCGTCGTGCCTGCCAGCTTCACCTGGATGACCTGGCCAAGTCGAAGAAGCGCAATTTTCGCTGGACCTTCGACCGCGACACCGCCGAGCAGGTGGCGGTGTTCATCCAGCTGCTGCCGCATGCCAAGGGCAAATGGGCGGCGCTGCGTGAGCTGATCAAGCTTGAGCCGTGGCAGCTGTTCATCTTCTGCAGCATCTTCGGTTGGGTCGATAAGAAGACCCGCCGCCGGCGGTACCGCGAGGTTTACATCGAGGTGCCGCGCAAGAACGGCAAGAGCGTGCTGGCCGCCGGCGTCGGCCTGTACATGCTGGTGATGGATGGTGAATTCGGCGCCGAGGTGTATTGCGGTGCGACCACCGAGCGGCAGGCCTGGGAGGTGTTCAAGCCGGCGCGGCAGATGGTGCGACGCACCCCCGAGCTGGTCGAGGCCTTCGGCATCCAGGTCGCGGCGAAAAACCTGTCGGTGATCGGCGACGAAAGCAAGTTCGAACCCTTGATCGGCGACCCCGGCGACGGCCAGTCACCGAGCTGCGCCATCGTGGACGAGTTCCACGAACACACCTCGGCCGCGCTCTACGAAACCATGCTGACCGGCATGGGCGCCCGTGATCAGCCGATGATGTTCGCCATCACCACGGCGGGCTACAACATCGCCGGGCCGTGCTACCTGCAGCGCGCCCAAGTGATCGACAAGCTGGAAGGGACGGTACCGAACGACGAGTTGTTCGGGATCATCTACACGATTGACGAGGACGACGACTGGAAAGACCCGGCGGTCCTGCGCAAGGCCAACCCCAACTATGGCGTCTCGGTCGGGGCTGAGTACCTACTGAAACGCCAAGCCGACGCAACGCGTTACCCGTCACGGCAAAACGCGTTCAAGACCAAGCACCTCAACATCTGGGTCAGCGCCAAAGAAGCCTGGCTGAACATGGCTGACTGGGAGGCGTGCGGCGACCCCACGCTGACCCTGGACCAGTTTCTGGGCCAGCGCTGTTGGATCGGCATTGACCTGGCCAGTAAATCGGATATCTGCGCGGTGTCGCTGGTGTTCTTGGACAAGGTGGAGCTGCTCCCGGGGAGCGGCAAGTGGGTCAACCGCTGGACCATCTTCTGCAAGTCGTTCTTGCCCGAAGGCGCGATAGAGCGAGGCGGCCCCAACAAGGCAGCTTACGAGGCCTGGGCCAACGCCGGGTTGCTGGAAATCTGCGACGGCGAAGAAATGGACTTCGACCTGGTGCGCGACATGGTGGGCGAATTCGCCGGCATGTTCGACGTTCAGGAAGTGGCCTACGACAAATGGCGCGCCACCCAGCTGGCCCACCAGCTGCAAAAGGACGGCGCCGAGGTAGTCGAAATGGGTGGCGGCGTGGCCAGCATGAACCTGCCCATGCGCGAGCTGGAAGCGGCGCTGCTGTCCGGTCGCGTGCGCCACTGCAGCGACCCGGTATTGGCCTGGCAGGCCGGAAACGTCGTGGTGCGTCCGTTCAAGGGCTGCATCACGCCGATGAAGGCCGACGAAGGCAAGACCGACATGCGCAAAATCGACGGCATTGTCGCCGCGCTGATGGCGATGAACCGCGCCATGGTTAGCGAATTTGAGCCGGAAGGGCTGTTGGCCAGCCTGACCGAAGACGACCTATTAGCTATGTGAGCCCCTACGATGAAATGGCTTCCTGAATCTATCGGGACGGCAGGCTTTTGCCTGTTCGTCGCGGGCCTCTACGTCCAGTTCGGGGCGGGAGTGGCCCTGATGGTCGGTGGCGGCCTGATGGTGGCCGGCGCCGCCAAGGCGGTGTGGCGATGATCCTGGGCGCGATGTTCGAGCAGCGCAGCAGCCTGGAGGCGCCCAGCACGCCGATGAACAGCAAGGAGCTGACCGAATACCTGTTTGAAGGGCAGGGGATCAGCGTCAGTCCGGCTTCGGCCATGCGTCTGACGGCGGTGTATGCGTGTATCTACGTGCTGTCCAGCTCCATGGCCCAGCTGCCGCTGAGCGTGCTGCGCAAGGTCAACGGGCGGATCGAGGTGGCCACCGACCACCCGGCCCATTACCTGCTGCACGATGAGCCGAACACCTGGCAGACCTCCTACCGCTGGCGAGAAACCAAGCAGGCCCATGTGCTCGGCTGGGGCAATGGCTACACGCGCACGGTGCGCAGTCGCCGCGGTGAATTGCTGTCGCTGGAAATGCACGAGCCGCAACACACCGATCTGGTGAAGAACGGCAATCGCTGGGTGTACTCGACCCAGGACGAAGACGGCGCGCCGCTGGCGGTGTCGCCCGAGGACATGATTCACCTGCGCGCCATCGGCTCGCACCGGCGCATGGGCATCAGCCCCATCCGGCAGAACGCCGACACCATCGGCCTGGGCATGGCCACGGTGCGCTACGGCAAGGAGTTTTTCGAGGGCGGCGGCCGGCCTACGGGCCTGGTCACCGTCAAGGACGGGAAGCTGGATAACACCAGCTGGGAGCGCCTGAAAACGGTCTGGCGCGCCGCCGTGGAACGGCTCAAGCGTTCGGACAACAAGACGCTGCTGTTGCCCGCTGACCTCGATTACAAGGCGCTGACCATCGCCCCCGAGGATGCGCAATTTCTCGAGACTCGCAAGCTGACCCGTAGCGAGATTGCCAGCATCTTCAACGTGCCGGCGCACATGATCAACGACCTGGAAAAGGCCACGTTTTCCAACATCAGCGAACAGGCCATCCAGTTCGTGCGGCACACGGTCATGCCGTGGGTGAAGAACTGGGAGGAAGAAGTTAACCGCCGCGTCTTCACCCGCGCCGAGCGCATGGCCGGCTACTACGTCAAGTTCAACCTGGCCGGCCTGTTGCGCGGTACCCCGAAAGAGCGCGCCGAGTTCTACCGCATCGCCATTCAAGACGGCTGGATGAGCCGCAACGAAGTGCGCGTGCTGGAAGACCTCAACCAGCTGGAAGGCCTCGACTCGATGTTGCTCAACGTCAACACGCAGTTGCTCGGCGCCGACGGCAAGCCGTTACCCGTAACGAAGCAGGAATAACCCATGAGTGAATTTGAACAACGCATGCTGCAGGCGCAGCACTGCGAGCTTCGTGCTGTCCAGCCGGATGAGCAGGGGAGCGCGCCGAAGATCGCCGGCTATGCCGCTGTCTTCAACCAGCGTAGCGACCTGCTGGGCGGCACCTTCGTGGAGATCATCGCCCCGGGCGCGTTCGATGACGTGCTGAATCAGGACACCCGGGCGCTGTTCAACCATGACCCGACCTATCTGCTGGGCCGCACGGCCAGCGGCACGTTGCGTCTGACCGTGGATGAGCGCGGCCTGTCGTACGAAATCGACACGCCCAACACGCAGACCATCCGCGACCTGGTGGTCGAGCCGTTGCGCCGTGGCGACATGAGCGGCAGCAGCTTCGCCATGCGCGTGGCCAAGGGTGGCGACACCTGGCACGAAGAGAAAGACGGCCTGATCGTCCGCACCATCTTCAAGATCGCCGAGCTACGCGACGTAGGGCCGGTGGCGTTCCCGGCTTACCCCGACTCCAGCGCTGCCCAGCGCTCCCTGACTGCCTGGAAGCAGGCGCAAACCGAAGGCGACGAAGCTCGCGCACATTTCGAGCGCGAGGCCCGCGAGCGCCTGCTTGACCTAACTGAACTGTGATCCCAAGGGGGAGCTATGACCCTGCAACAACTGAAAGAAGCCTATAACAAGCTGTCGGCCGAAATGCGCTCGCTGCATGACACCACCCCGGACGACGGTTGGACCGGCGAAGTCCGCGCCAAGTGGGAAGGCATGAAAACCGACCTCAAGGCACTCAAGGAGAAGATCGAGCGCGAAGAAGAACTGCGCGCCCAGGATCAAAGTTTCGTTGAAGGCTTGGACCGTGACCGCCCGAACAACGCGCCGCAGAACGAAGCCGACACCGAGCAGCGCAGCGCCTGGGACAACTGGGTACGCGGCGGCATGGAGGGCCTGAGCGCTGAACAGCGTTCCATGGTCCTGCAGATGCGCGCCCAAGGTACCAATCCGAACGAGGCGGGCGGTTTCACCGTGCCAACCACCCTGCAGGCGCGGGTGATCGAATCGCTGGTGACTTATGGCGGTATCGCTTCGGTGTGCCAGCTGCTGCAGACCGACAATGGCGCTCCGATTGCCTGGGCCACCAGCAACGGCGGCGAGGAAGAAGGCGAGCTGATCGGCGAGAACAAGGCCGCCGGCGAAAAGGACGTTGAGTTCGGCATGGGCACCCTCGGGTCGCACACCATCAGCTCGAAGATCATCCGCGTCTCTGAACAGCTGCTGCAGGACTCGGGCATCGACATGGAAGCCTTTCTGGCCGGCCGTATAGGTAAGCGCGTGTCGCGCACCCGTAACCGCCTGATCGTCCAGGGCACCGGCGCCGGCGAAACCGCCGATGCGCCGGCGCAGCCGAAGGGCCTGGAATACTCGACCCCTCAAGGTGCGATGACGGCCAAGGCCACCGCCTTCACCTGGCAGGAGGTCAACAGCCTGATTCACTCCATTGACCCGGCGTATCGTGCGGCCGCCAAGTTCCGCTTGGCGTTCAACGACAAGACGCTGCAGGCGATGGAAGAGATGGTGGACGCCAACAATCGCCCGCTGTGGCTGCCCGGCATCGACAGCGACCGTCCGGCCACCATCCTCAAGCATCAGTACGTGATCGATCAGGCCATCGCCGATATCGGCGCCGGTAAGAAATTCATGTATGCCGGCGACTTCAACGAACTGGTGCTGCGCGCGGTGCGTAGCCTGACCCTCAAGCGCCTGGTGGAGCGTTACGCCGAGTATGGCCAGGTCGGCTTCCTGGCGTTCGTGCGCTTTGGCTTGGTGCTGCAGGACACGGCCGCCATCAAGCACCTGGTGGGCAAGACTGCTGCCTAACGGGAGGGCTGTCCATGCTGACGCTTGAACAGATCAAGAGCCATTGCAAGCTGGAGCTGGACGAAACCGAGGAAGACACGCTGCTGCAGGCCTACGCCCGCGCAGCGCGTCGACAGGTCGAGAAGGACAGCGGCCGGCGGTTGTACTGGGTCACGCTGCCGGCCGACGCGCCGGCAGACGCGACCGGCGATGAAGCCTACCTGCGTGGGCTGTTGCCGCTCGATGCTTCGGAGAACGCGTTACCCGTAACGGATGACGTGGAACTGGCCATGCTGCTGTTGGTCGCCCACTGGCACCGCAACCGCGAGCCGGTCACCGAGTCGACCAGCAACGGCACCAAGGCGATGCCGTTGGCTTATGACGCCCTGGTGCAGCCTTATCGCTGGTTCGCGCTGTGAGGGAGCCGGAAGCGGGCGAACTGCGCACCCGGGCGGTGGTACGCATCCGCAACGACACGCCAAGAGGCTCTGCAAGCCTTGAGTCAAATTACGAGCCGGTGGCCAAACGCTGGTGCAAGATCGAGCCGTTAGGCACGGCCACCTACACCGGGTCGGTGCAGACCGGTACGACCATCACGCATCGGATCTACTGTCGGTTCGTGCGTGACCTGGACACCCGGCATGAGCTGGTCGCCGGTGGCCGGGTGTTCCGCGTCAAGCGGGCTACCGGGATGCGTGGGCGGCAAGTGTGGTCGGTGATCGAGGTCGAGGAACTGCAGGCGGTGAATGTGCCGGCGGGAGGTGGTCGTGGCCAACTCCGTTTCGATTGACGGCTATTTGCATGTCGAGGGCTTCGACAAGTTCGACCAAGAGGCCTTCAATAAGCGGAAGATCCGCGCCGGCATGCGCAAGGTTGGCCAGCTGATCGCCGGCCGAGCGCAGATGAATCTAGCGCTCGGCGGTGGCCAGGAGGGCTACCCCGTCAACCGGACCGGGGCCACCACCGAGTCGATCAACTTCAAGCTGTCCAGGTCGGGCTTTTTGGTGCGGGTTGCGCCCAACAAGACCGCGAGCATGAAGGAGTATTACCCGGCTTACCTGCACTACGGCGTTCGCCGCAAGACGGGCGGCGGGTGGCGGATCAGGCCCCGCGACAACTACATGACCGATGCACTGACCGACAGCCGCGCCGAGGTGCAACGCATCCTGCAGCAGGCCTTTGCCGCCGCGCTGCTCAACTGAGTACCTGACATGAAAATCACGCCTGTGATCGAGCAGCTGCGCGCCTATGCGCCTGGTTTCGAAGGGCGCGTGGCCGGCGGTCTGGATTGGGACCCGACCGCCGACAGCGCCAAGATGCCCCCGCCTGCGGCCTACGTGATCGCGGTTGGCGACTCGGCCGACGAGCCGCAAGCGCAGAACGTTTACACCCAGGCCGTGCGCGACGTCATCGACGTGTGTGTCGTGCTGCCGACCGACGATGAACGCGGGCAGTCTGTAGCCGACGTGCTGCACGACGTGCGCGCCCAGCTGTGGCGCGCCCTGGTGGGCTTCGAGCCGGACGACGAATCGGGGCCGCTGCTGTACGACGGTGGTCAGCTGCTGCTGCTCGACCGCGACCGCATGGTCTACCGCTATCGGTTCTATGCCGATTTCCAGCTCGGCCGCTGGGAGCAAACCGGCGAGGGCAAGCCGCAGACCTGGCAGGAATGGCAGCTGGCCGGCCTGCCGGCCCTGGAAGGCATCGACACCCGTCTCGACTTCCTCAACCCCCTGAAAGACCCCAACGTCAACGCCCCCGGGCCAGACGGGCGGGTCGAGTTCATTACCCGCGAGGACTTGAACCCATGACCACCATTCACCTCAAACCGGCCCCGGGGCGCGATTGCCCGATGCCAAGCCAGCCGGGCCAGTACCTGCCTGCAGAGGGCGCCGCGGTGCCCCGTGACGCCTATTGGGAGCGCCGCATCATCGCCGGCGACGCCCTGGAACAGAAGACCACCACCCGGGGGAGCAAAGCGCGATGAGCGTCAGTTTCAGCAACATCCCGAGCGACATTCGCGTGCCGCTGTTCTATGCCGAAGTCGACAACTCCATGGCCAACAGCGGCGGTTCCAGCCTGCGCCGGCTGATCGTCGGCCAGGTCAACGACGATGCCGAGAGCGAGGAAATCGGCCGCCTGGTGCTGGTGTCAAAGACCAGCGACGCCAAGGACATTGGCGGCACCGGCTCGATGCTGGCCGCCATGCATGCCCGCTGGCGGGCCATTGACGTGGCTGGCGAGGTCTGGTGCCTGCCGCTCAAGGTGGCCACCGGCGCGGCTGCGACGGCCACCGTTACCGTAACGGGCAGCGTCGCTACGGCCGGCCTGGTCAATCTGTACGTGGCTGGCCAGCGCGTGCGCGCCGACGCCGTGGTCGGTGCCTCGGCTGAAGCCGTGGCGGCCAGCTTGGCGGCGGCCATCAATGCCGCCATTGACCTGCCGGTGACGGCCACGGCCGCCGCCGGCGTGGTCACCCTGCAGGCCAAGTTCAAGGGCGAGCTGGGCAACGATATCCAAGTGCAGCTGAACCGCCTGGGGCGCGCCAATGGCGAAACCACGCCGGCCGGCCTGACGGTGGTGGCCACGGCCATGACCAACGGCGCCGGCACCCCTGCTGTATCGGCGGCGCTGGCTGCACTGGGCGACGAAGAATTCGAGTTCATCGCCCAGCCCTGGACCGATGCCGACACGCTGGGTGCCTGGAGAACCGCCATGGACGACAGCGCCGGCCGCTGGTCCTGGGCGAAGCAGCTCTACGGCCATGTGTACAGCGCGCAGCGCGGCACGTTGGGCCAGCTAGTCGCCGCCGGGCGGACGCGTAACGATCCGCATGTCTCCGTGCATGGCTTCGAGCGCGGCGTGCCGCAGCCGGCGTGGGAAGTGGCGGCGGCCTGGGCGGCACGTACCGCCGTGTTCATCAGCGCCGACCCGGCGCGACCGACGCAGACCGGCGCGTTGACGGGCATCGACCCGGCGCAGGCCAGTGACCGCTTCACCCTGACCGAGCGGCAATCGCTGCTGACCAGCGGGGTGGCCACCGCCGTCTACAGCGGCGGCAGCTACCGCATCGAGCGGGCTGTTACGACCTACCAGCGTAACGCCTACGGCCAACCCGATGATTCCTACCTGGACAGCGAGACGCTCCACCAGTCGGCCCACGTGATCCGCTACTTGCGCAGCATCATCACAAGCAAGTACGGCCGTCACAAGCTGGCCAATGACGGGACGCGCTTCGGCCCTGGCCAGGCCATCGTCACGCCGAAGGTGATTCGCGGCGAGCTGATCGCCGCCTATGGCGCGCTGGAGCGTGAGGGCATCGTGGAGAACGCCGAGGCGTTCAATCAGTACCTGATCGTCGAGCGCGATCCGAAGAACCCGAACCGCCTGAGTGTGCTGTTCCCGCCGGACCTGGTGAACCAGCTGCGCGTGTTCGCGCTGCTGTACCAGTTCCGCCTGCAGTACCCGGACGCGGCGTAACCCTCATCGTTCAACCCCAGCCCGCCCAGTGCGGGCTTTTTTATGGGAGTGCCCTTTATGGGTCAGAAAGTCGCGGGCACCTGTTTTATCAAGGTCGACGGCGATCAGCTGGTGATCACCGGCGGCGTGGAATGCCCGCTGTCGGACAAGAAGCGCGAAACCATCACGCGGGGATTCTTCAAGGAAGAAGACCTGATCCCCTACGTGGTGGTCGATGCGGTGAAAACCGCCAACTTTCCCCGGGCCAAGCTGGCCAACGGGATCGGCATGACCGTCACCGCCGAGCTGGCCGACGGCTCGGTGTACGTGCTGAGCGGCGCGTACCTGGTGGACGAAACCAAAGTGACCGGCGATGACGCCAAGGTCTCGCTCAAATTCGAAGGCATCCAAGGAGACTGGCAGTAATGACTACCGCAACCCACGAACTCGCAACCCCGATCCAGGCCCACGGTGAAGAGGTCAAGGAACTGAATCTGCGCCGCCCGACCGTGCAGGAGTGCCGGGCAATCAAGGTGCTGCCGTACAACCTCGGCGGCGACGGTTACCCGGTGGTCGACCTTGAAGCGGCGGCGAAGTACATCGCTGTGTGCGCCGCGATCCCGGCCAGCTCGGTCAACCAGCTGGAGCTGTCGGACCTGAACACTCTAGCCTGGATCATCGTCGGTTTTTTCATGCCCCAAGATTCGAAGCAGTCGGCGGCCTGACCGAGCTGGCCTATGACCTTGCCTGGTGGTGGAAAGCCACCCCGGGCGAGGTGCTGGGCTGGACCCTCGACACGCTGTTCGAGAGTGAGGAAAACGCGTGGCGCATCAACGCGCTGAATGGGGGAGGCGGTGGCGGATAAATTCCAACTCAAGGCGCTGATCACCGGCGTCGACAAGCTGTCGCCGGTGCTGAGCGGGGTACGCAAGAACGCCGCGGTGCTGCGTAAGCAGCTGAACAGCTCGGGCCTGGGCAAGATCACGTTCGGTGAGGCCCTGCAGGGCGGGGCGATTGCGGCCCCGTTCGTCATGGGTGTGAAGGCGGCCATGGGCTTTGAAAGCGCCATGGCCGACGTCAAGAAGGTGGTCAACTTCGAGTCGCCCGAGCAGTTCAAGGCGATGAGTGACGACGTGCTGGGCCTGTCCGAGCGGCTGCCGATGGCGGCCGAGGGTATCGCGCAGATTGTCGCCGCCGGCGGCCAGTCTGGCATTGCCCGGGAAGAGCTGAACCGCTTCGCGGAAGATGCGGTGAAGATGGGTGTCGCCTTCGATCAGACGGCCGAAGAATCGGGCTCGATGATGGCCAAGTGGCGCACGGCCTTCAAGATGAACCAGACCGAAGTGGTCACGCTGGCCGACCAGATCAACTACCTGGGCAACACCGGCGCGGCCAGCACCGGGCAAATCTCCAACATCCTGACCGCCATCGGCCCCTTGGGCGAGGTCGCAGGCGTCAGCGCGGCGCAGTTGGCCGCCATGGGCTCGACCCTGGCCGGGGTGGGCATTGCCCAGGATGTGGCCGCCACGGGCATCAAGAACTTCATGCTGACCCTGACCGCCGGCACGGCGGCCACCAAGTCGCAGAAGGAGGCCTACAAGGCCTTGCGCCTGGATGCCAACGAGCTGGCCAAAGGCATGCAGACGGACAGCGAAGGGACGATTAACCGCGTTTTGGAGACGCTGGCCAAGGTCGAGAAAAGCAAGCAGGCGGCGGTACTGACCAACCTGTTTGGCAAGGAATCGGTAGGGGCTATCGCGCCATTGCTGACCAGCCTGGGCACGCTGCAGAAGAACTTCAAATCGGTCGGCGACGAAAGTCAGTATGCCGGGTCGATGAACAACGAGTACGCCGCACGGGCCGCGACCACGCAGAACGCCATGCAGCTGCTGCAGAACCGGGTGACCCGCCTGGGTATCACGGTCGGCAGCATGCTGTTGCCGCCGCTCAACGACTTCATGGCGGCCGTGGGGCCAATCATCAGCAGCGTGGCTACATTGGCCGGGGCGCACCCGTGGCTGATCAAGGGCGTGCTGGGCGCGGCCGTGGGCTTCACCGTGCTGCGCTTGGCCACGGCCGGGGCCACGGCAGCCCTGGCCCTGATGAACGGTGTCGCGAGCATGAGCCCGGTGGGCATGATCGTCCGTGGTATCGCCATCGCTGCCGGCGTCCTGATTGCCAACTGGTCGACCGTGGCGCCGTACTTCCAAGCGGTGTGGGACAAGATCAAGGCCCCGGCGATGGCGGTGTGGGAGTGGATGAAAACCGCTTTCGCCTGGTCGCCGCTGGGCCAGATAGTGGCCAACTGGGGACCGCTGACGCAGTTCTTTAGCGCGTTGTGGGGGCTGGTGAAAGCGCTGTCGGTGCCGTTCCTGGGCTTCCTCAAAACAGTGTTTGCCTGGTCGCCACTGGGCTTGATCGTGGCTAACTGGGGACCGCTGACGGCGTTCTTCGGCGCGCTGTGGGAAGGGGTCAAGGCCCTGTCGGTGCCGTTCTTCGACTTCCTCAAGGCGGTCTTTGACTGGTCGCCGCTGGGTTTGATCATCAAGCATTGGGAGCCCATCACCGGCTTTTTCAAAGGGATCTGGGACAAGCTTCGGCCCATCTTTGAGCCGATGATGAAATTCCTGGGCTTCGACAGCGAGTCGAGCGGCGACGGCGTGATCAGTGCGGCGACGTCGAAGGTCAACGACTGGGCCGAGCAGCAGAAGGCGCGCAACGCCGCCGGCGAGCCGGTACCGGGTGCGCTGGTCAAGCCGATGGCGCAACCGGTGCAGCTGATGCCGGAGGCCACCAGCGTGGCCAGCCTGATGCGTGCGCCGGACCAGCCAGGGCCATGGGCAGCGATGCCCCTGTCGGCCTCGCAGATGGCCGAGCATGCGCAGGAAAGCCTGGCCAAGGGGCTGACCCCGGGGGAGGCGATGAAGCGCGCTGAAATGGGCCTGCCTGGGCAGAACAGCCTGGCAGCACCTGGGGCGGGCGCCCTCGCCGCGTCGCGGGGCTCCCTGGTGCAGCAGGCCACCCAGGCCAGTAAAGCCCAGCTGGAAGGGCAAATGGTCGTGCGCTTCGACAATGCCCCGCCCGGCATGCGGGTGGAGCAGGCCGACACCAATCAACCCGGGCTGCAGGTCAGCCCACAAGTGGGTTACCGATCCTTGGGGAGGTCGTCATGAGTACCTGGCGGGATCAACTGCACCCGGCCTCATTCCGAGGCGTGCCGTTCCACGTCGACAGCGACAGCATGCCGGCGGGACGGCGCACACAGACGCATGAGTATCCGCAGCGGGACAAGCCCCTGGTGGAAGACCTGGGCCGCGTCACGCGGGAAATCAAGCTGGCCGCCTTCGTGATCGGGGAGGACTGCTATTCCCAGCGTGACAACCTGCTCAACGCCCTGGACAAGCCTGGGGCGGGGGAGCTGGTCCACCCGTGGTATGGACGGCTGACGGTCACCGCGACGGCCTGCAGCGTCAGTCATGAGCGCCGCGAAGGCGGCATGGTCCGCTTTGATTTGGTGTTTGTGGAAGACGGCGAGAAGGGCTTTCCTGCCGGTGTGCCGAACACGGCGCGGCAACTGGAGGACTCATCGGAAAGCCTGCTTGAGTCAGCGATTGCCCGCTACAAAGCCGCCATGGCGGTGGTCAACCGGGCGCGCCTGGCGGTAGTCGCGCTGCAGAATGGCATTGCCGGGGTGCAGATGGCCATTGCCTCGGAGCTTCGCCAACTGACCGGTCTGGTCAGCTCGGTGGAGGCGCTGGCCGACATGCTGATTAACGCCCCGAGCAACTTCGCGGCAATGATCCGGGGGCAGTTCGCGAATGTCGGCGGCAGTTCACGGTCGTCGGGCTATCGCTGGGGGCCGTCCAGTGGCGGCGAGTCGGCGAACTTGGAGGCCGACCCGGAGTTTGCCCGCACCGTCGCGGCGCTGCCCGAGGCCACGCCGGAGTTTGCCAGCTTCGCGGAGTCTGGCCGGGCTATCACGGGCCAGGTGGAGCAGGCCCGCCAGTTGGCCAGCGCGCCGACGCCGGCCGGTGGTACCGACACCGCCGCCGTGGTCACCGCTGCCCGTGAGCTTGTGCGCGATGCGCTGATCGTGCTGGCCGTGCGCGAGGCGGTGGCCATGCCGGTGGTGCAGGCGCCCGAGCCGTTGACCGGTTTCGCCACCCTGGAACAGCAGGTGGTGGCCCCAATCCAGCGCCCTGAGGTGCCGGTCACTGCCGACGTGGTAGCGCTGCGTGACGCCATCAGCGACGCCCTGTGGCTGGCCGCCCTGGCGTCTCCCGTCGAGCACGTCGAGCAGTTGGAGGCGGTGCGCAGCCAGGTGCGGGCGCACCTGACCGAAGTGGCCCGCGCCGGCGTGCGGCTGAGCGAGGTCACCACGCGGGAAAGCCTGCCGGCGGTGGTGCTGGCTTATCAGCGCTATGGCGACGCCACCCGCGCCGAGGAAATCGTTACGCGTAACAAGGTGCAGCACCCGGGCTTCCTGCCCGTAGGCGCGCTAACCATCGCTCGAGAGTGAACCCATGGACAACCACAATGCTGTCACGCTGAGCGTGAACGGCCTGGATTATCGCGGCTGGAAGAAAGTCAGCATCAGTGCCGGCATCGAACGCCAGGCCCGGGATTTCCGCCTGGGCGTAACCTGGAGCTGGCCGGGCCAGGTGCAGGAAATCCCGGTGCGCCAAGGCGACCGCTGCGAAGTCCGCATCGGTGCCGAACTGGTGCTGACGGGCTGGGTGTTCGGCACGCCGATCAGCTACGACGCTCGCAGCGTCGAACGGTCGGTGGCCGGCCGCTCGCTGACTGCCGACCTGGTGGACTGTTCGGCGGTGAACAAGCCCGGCCAGTGGCGCGGGCAGAGCGTGCAGAAAATCGTGCAGGCGCTGGCCGAGCCCTACGGTGTGCGGGTGCTGAGCGAGGTGGCGGAAACCACCAAGCTGGCCGACCACCAGATAGAACCGGGCGAAACGGCCTTCGAGTCCATCGACCGCCTGCTGACGCTGTCGCGGCTGCTGTCGACCGATGACGCCCGGGGGCGGGTGGTGATCATCAAGCCGGGCAGTGCCGGCCGCGCCGTCGACCGCCTGGAACTGGGGCAGAACCTGCTGACCGGTAGCGCCGAGCTGGATTTCTCGGGGGTGTTTTCTGAGTACCGCGTCACCGGCCAGCGCTCGGGCACCGACACTGACTACGGCGCGGCGGCCAGCGAAGTGAAGGCCGGTGTCACCGATCCGCGTGCCTCACGGCGCCGGGTGCTGCTGATTCACGAAAGTGGCCAGATGACCCCGGAGCTGGCCCAGGCGCGGGCCAACTGGGAGCGCGGCAGCCGCATGGGGAAGGCGCTGACCCTGCGTTACAAGATCCAGGGATGGCGGCAGTCCACCGGCGCCCTGTGGGTGCCGAACATGATCGTGCGCGTGGTCGACCCGCTGATCGGCATCGACCGCGACATGCTCATCAGCGAAATCGAGTACGTGCTCGATGACGCCGGCACCGTGGCCAACATCGTGGTAGGCCCGCCGGATGGCTTCGACCCCGAGCCGAAAGATCCGCACAAGTCTCGCAAGCTCAAGAAAGGCGGCAAGGCCGACAACTTCGAATACCTGATCCCCGCTGACTGGAAGCCTGGCCAATGAAACCCATGAGAAATTTTCTCGCCCGGGGCGTGGTCGCCCTGGTCGATGCCGGCCGCAAGCTGCAGGGCCTGCAGATGCGTCTGACCGCCGACGAAGTGAAAGACGGAATGGAGCATTTCGAGCCCTACGGCTTTACGTCCAACCCGCTACCCGGCGCCGAGGCCCTGGCGGCGTTCCTGGGCGGCGATCGCTCCCATGGGGTGGTCGTCTGCGTCGCCGACCGGCGCTTTCGCCTGCAGGCGCTCAAGAGCGGTGAGGTGGCCTTGTACACCGACCAGGGCGACCGCCTGCACTTCAAGCGCGGCCGCGTGATCGAGATCGAGACGCTGACGCTCAAGGTCAAGGCCGAGACGGCCGTGGAGTTCGACACGCCGGTGATCCGCACCACGGGCCAGATCGTGTCGCAGGGTGACCAGATCGCCGCCGGCGTCAGCCAGGTCAACCACCCGCATGAGGGAGTGGCGAAGGGTAACCAGCAGAGCGGCAAGCCGGTGGTGACGGCATGACGCTGCTCGATGCCGAGTCCGAACGCGCCTGGCAGCGCGCCGTGGTGATCAGCCTCTTGACCTGGCGGCGCGCCGAGGCCGGCGACCTGCTGGACGATGATCAGCGTTACGGCTGGTGGGGCGATACGTTCCCGACCCTGGCAAATGACCGGATTGGCTCACGCCTGTGGCAGCTGCGCCGGCGCACGCTGACCGACGACACGGTGCGCACGGCCGAGGCGTTCGCCCGCGAGGCCCTGCAGTGGGCGGTGGATGACGATCGGGTGAGCGCCGTTACGGTAACGGCGTCGCGCAAGGTCGACCGCCTCGACATGCAGGTGCGGGTGGGCCTGCGCGACGGCCCGGTGATCGATGTTCAACTAGACAACCTGTGGCAGGTGATCAATGCCGTTTGAAATCCCAACACTGCCCGCCCTGGTGGCGAGGGCACAGGCCGACTTGGCCGGCGGGAGCGCCCTGGTCCGTTCTGACGCCGAGGTGCTGGCCCGCGTGCTCGGCGCGGCGTCGTCCGGCCGCTACGGCCATCAGCGCTACATTGCCGACCAGATCCTGCCCGACACGGCCGACGACGAAACCCTGCTGCGCATGGCCCAGGCGCGGCTTAAGCGGGGGCGCTTGGAGGCCGTGAAGGCGAGCGGGGCGGCCACCTTCACCGGCGCCGCCTCGGCGCTGCTCGATGCCGGCACGCTGCTGCAGCGCGATGACCAGGTGCTGTTCAGGGTGCGGGCTTCGGTCAAGTTGACCGGCACCGACGGCGTCGCCCAGGTCGAGGCCCTGGAGCCGGGCGAGCTGGGCAACACGCCCGCCGGCACCCAGCTGCGCCTGGTTTCGCCAGTGCTGGGCGTCAATGACACGTTCACTGTGACGGCGCCGGGTCTGACCGGCGGCACCGAGCAGGAGAGTATCGAGGCGCTACGCGCTCGGGTGATCCGTTCGTACCGGGTCATTGCCCACGGCGGAAGCAAGAGCGATTACGAGACCTGGGCGCTGGAGGTGGCGGGGGTGACCCGGGCCTGGGTGGTGCGGCGCTGGGTGGGGCCGGGCACGGTGGGGGTGTTCTTCGTGCGCGATGGCGATATCGACATCATTCCGAACGCCGAAGCCATCGCCGCCGTGGCCGCCTACATCGAGCAGGAGCGGCCCGTCACGGCCGAGGTGTACGTGTTGCCGCCGGCAGAGAAGCCGGTGCAGTACCAGCTGTCGGTCACCCCGGACAGCAGCGCGGTACGCCGTGCCGTGGAAGCGGCCCTGATAGACCTGCACAACCGTGAATCGGAGCTGGGCGCCACGCTGCTGGCCACCCACATTGCCGAGGCTATCAGCGGCGCCACGGGCGAGCGCGATCACAAGGTCATCAGCCCCGCCGGCGACGTGCAGGCGGCCGCTAATGAGCTGCTGACCTATGGGGGTGTGCTGTGGTCGTGAGGACGGTAGAGGACTACTACGCGCAGTTGTGCGCGCTGCTGCCACCGGGGCCGGCCTGGGATCGTGAGTTCAACCCAGGCGTCGACCAGGTGCTGCAGGCGGCGGCTCAGGAACTAGCCACCGAGGATCGCCGCGCCGCCGACCTGCTGGCCGAGAGCGAACCCGCCACCGTGCGCGAGCTGGTTCCCGACTGGGAGCGGGTCATGCAGCTACCCGACCCCTGCTTGGGCGATACGCCGGCGTTTGCTGACCGGCAACTGGCCGTGCGCCGCCGCCTGCTGGAGGTGGGCGGGCAGACGCCGGCGTACTTCGTGGAGCTGGCCTTTTCGCTGGGCTACCGCAATGCCCGCGTGGTCGAGCACCGGGCGCCGCGCTTCGGTCGGTCGCGCTTCGGCTCGGCCCGCTTCGGCACCTGGGGCGCGCAATTCATGTGGACCCTGGAGACGGGGCCGCGCCTGGCTCAGGGTAGCCGCTTCGGATTCAGTCACTGGGGTCAGACCTTCGGCGGTGCCGCCAACGGCGCGCTGGAGTGCCTGGTCAGCCGCGCCGCCCCCGCGCACACCCTCGAAACCATTACCTACGGATAACGCGATATGGACTACCCGAAACGCATTCCCAACGTCGGCCTGGTCGGCGGCAAATTCGTTGACGAAAACGTCAGCACGGGCCTGCCTGGCTCGCTGATCCCGTCAGCCTGGGGCAACGCTGTTACCGACGAGTTGTTGGCTGTGATCAAGGCCGCAGGCCTCACCCCCAGCGAGGACAATAATGCACAACTGGTGCAGGCGATTAAGGAACTCGCAGACAATGACGAAAAATCCGGCGTAGTGCCGGGTGATTACCGAAAGGTCAGTGTCGATGAATTGGGCCGTGTGACAGCGGGGAGCAATCCTACAACGCTGGCCGGTTACGGCATCACGGATGCCTATACACAGGCTCAGGTGAACAACTTGCTTACCGGCAAAGCCGACAAGGCGACAACGCTGGGCGGCTACGGGATCACCGATGTTTACACACAGGCTCAGGTGAACAACCTGCTCACCGGCAAAGCCGCCAAGGCGACAACGCTTGTTGGTTACGGCATCACGGATGCCTATACACAGGCTCAGGTGAACAATTTGCTCATCGGCAAAGCGGCCCAGGCATCCACGCTGAGTGGCTACGGCATTACCGATGCTTACACGCAAACCCAAGTAAACAATTTACTGGCCGGCAAAGCAGCCCAGGCAACCACGCTGGGCGGCTACGGTATTACCGATGCCTACACGCAAACCCAAGTAAACAATTTACTGGCTGGTAAAGCGACCAAAGCCACCACGCTTGCCGGTTACGGCATCACTGACGCCCTCTCGGCGCTCAGTATTGCTTCGCATGGTGATGTGAATGGGGGCGTTCGCGATGATGTGCTGATCTCCCCGCTGAAGTTGTTGAATGGGTTTGCGATAAGCAAAGCGCCTAACGGCTACGTCAAACTTCCTGCGTGGATGGGCGGCCTGGTTCTGCAATGGGGGAACATCGCTCCAGTGCCGGCTGCAGGCACAACGGTTACATTCCCCGTTTCGTTCCCGAATACGGTACTCGGGGTCTTCCCCAGCATCATTACGGCTGCCCCTGATGACTACGAAATCATGGTGTCGAATGTCAGCCCGCAAAATTTTGTGCTCAGGTCATACGCGGCTCAAATCCCGAACGCGTACTGGTTTGCTATCGGCTACTAAACAGGAGTTGTTATGAAGAAGTTCTACAGCCCCGGCACCGGCGGCTTTTACGACGAAGAAGTGCACGGGCTGCGCCTGATCGAAGATGCGCGCGGCAAGCTGATAGCGAACCCTGATTGCTGCATGCCGGTGGATGTGGTCGAGATCAGCAACGAGGAGCACGCGGAGCTGCTGGAAGGAGAGAGCAGTGGCAAGCGGATTACGGCGAACGAGGACGGCTATCCGGTGCTCACTGACCCGCCGCGGCCAAGCTCGGAAGAGGTTGCAGCCTTCGAACGACAATGGCGTGATGGGGCGCTTCAGGCGGCTATCTGGCTGCGCGAGCGTCACCGCGACCAGCAGGAGATCGGCACCGACACATCGCTGACGGCGGAGCAGTTCGCGGCGCTGCTGGTATACATGCAGGCCCTGCGCGACTGGCCCCAGTCCCAGCAATTCCCCGAGATCGAGCACCGGCCTGTCGCGCCGCCCTGGATCGCCGAACAAACCCAATGAAGCCCCGCACAGTCGGGGCATTTTCTTACCTGGAGAATATCCAATGCGTACATCGCAACGCGGCTTGAGCCTCGTCAAGTCGTTCGAAGGCCTGCGCCTGCAGGCCTATCAGGATGCCGTCGGCGTCTGGACTATCGGCCACGGCACCACCCGGGGTGTGAAGGCCGGCATGTCGATCAGCAAGGAGCAGGCCGAGCGGATGCTACTGAACGACGTGCAGCGGTTCGAGCCGGAGGTGCAGCGCCTGGTAACGGTGCCGCTGAACCAGAACCAGTGGGACGCACTTATCAGCTTCACCTACAACCTGGGCGCGGCGAACCTCGAGTCGTCCACTCTGCGCCGGATGCTCAATGCTGGCGACTATGCCGCCGCCGCTGAGCAGTTCCCGCGCTGGAACAAGGCGGGTGGCAAGGTGCTGCCGGGTCTGGTCCGCCGCCGCGCCGCTGAGCGTGATCTGTTCCTGGAGGCTGCGTGAGCAGCTGGGGTGTTCGGGTTGTCGCGCTACTGGCAGCCGTCGGGTCGTACTGGCTCGTCTACCAGCATGGGCGATCAGTGGAGCGCGCCGAGGCTGTCGCGACATCTGCACAGCGAGACAGCGGCGATCGCCTGGCCGAGGTGCTGGGCGAGCGCGGCGCCCGGGAAGAGGAACAGCGCCGCACCGCGGCACATGAAGAGGTGAGGGCGCATGCTCAGGAACAAAAAACGATCGCTGAAGGCGCTGCTGCTGGGGCTGATGCTGCTGGCCAGCGGCTGCACGACGAAGCCGGCAAACTCGCCGCCACCGTCGGTTGCCCCGGCGCGGATCCCGCCGTTGCCGCTCGAGGCGAGGCAGCCCGCCGCGCCGCAATGGTGCTCTCCGACTTGCTCGCACGGGCTGATGCTCGAGCGGGAGAGCTGGCGGCAGCGTTTGACCGCGCCAGAATAGCTGGGCTTGCCTGTGAGAAATCCTATAATGCCTTGGTTAAGCCGCCAGGATAGGCTTCGGCCGTTCGAGGTGGGTATGAAGGTGTGAGTATTTTGCTCTGCTCAGGTCGAAAGGACGTCGTCGATGCGTAGTTTGTTCATGTGTGCTGCACTGTGTTTGTCAGCCGTTGCCCAAGGTTCGAATTTTGAAATGGACAGTGCAAAGCCGCAGGTACTGAAAGTGGATCGTTGTGCGAATGCTGCGTTTATTGCTGTATCCATTTTGGAAGACAGTGATGATGGAGTTAAACAACATCTCGCATTAACGGGCGCTTTGGAGGGGCTGAGCAAAGGTAAGCTGGGAGAGGCAACACCTACTGCGCTGGAATTGAAGGTCACCCATCAGTATGCCTATCGGGAGTCTATTGGCATGCCTCGGCCCTTCGGCAAGCGTGAGCATGACTGGTTGATCGCTCAAGCGGCAGGGGGATGTGTCATGTGGATGCCGCTTGAGGGGTAG